AGCGACTTGCCGCCCACCACTGCGGCCTCAAGCTGCTTGGCGCGCGAGCTCATCGAGCCGTAGCCCTGCCCAAAACCTAAGACTTTTACTCCATCGCCTGGCAGTTGGGTGGCCAGCTGCGTGGCGTTCCAGCGGTCGATCGCCACCTGCCGCACGTTGTATTTCTTCGTGATTGCAAGAATGTCGGCACGCACTTTGTCAAAGTCCGTGACGTTCCCGTGCGTCAGGTGCAGCTTCCCCTCCTTCGCCCACTGGTCATACGGCACGCGGTCCCGCTTCACCCTGTCCCGCATATTCTCCTCGGGAATCCAGAAGTGTGGCTCAGCCCAGAACGTGCCATCGTCCAACTGAAACAACAGGCACAAGCAGGTCGTGTCGTACGTGGTCGCGAGATCAAGGCCAGCGAAACACTCGCGGCCGTCGAGCATCACGGGGCAAGGCTTGTCGCCCTGCGCCCAGTGCTCCATTCGCAGCCAGCGAGTGTCCTGCTCTGTCCACTGATTCAGGTGCAGGCGGCGAAAGGTGTTTTCTTCGGTCGGCATGTCCTGGGCACGCTGGCACCGCACCCGGAGGTCATCGAGCTTTACGCTCACGCCGAGGTTTGGATTCGCCTTCCGCCAGGTCGCCTCCTTCGTCCAGTCGTCCTCTGGATCGGCTGCGTAGATGGCAGGCAGGAACGTTTCATCCTTGATGGCCCCATCCCGGACAGCCAAGGCATACCGCCAGATTTCCCAGCAGATGCTCTTGCGGTCGAAGCCCGCCGTGGTGATCGCCACGCACAATGGCTGCCGCCTAGCCCCGGTGCTCGTGGTCATCACGTCCCAGAGCTCGCGGTCGGGCTGGGCGTGCAGCTCGTCAAAGATGATTCCGTGAGCGTTCAGGCCGTGCTTCGTAAACGCCTCGGCAGACAGAGCCTTGTACGTGCTGTGCGTGTCCTCCCGCACGATGGAGTTTCGAAACACACGCAGCCGGCTCCGCAGCTTCGGAGAGTTGTCCACGCAGACCTTCGCCATTTCAAAGACGAGGCGAGCCTGATCCCGGTCGGCGGCACACGAATAGATCTCGGCACCAGGCTCGCCGTCGAACATCAGTTTCAGAGCGATGCCGGCACACAGCGTGCTCTTTCCGTTCTTGCGTGGGATCGCCAGCAGGCTCGTGCGGTACTGCCGCACACCGCTATTCATCGTGCCGAACAGCTTGCCCACGTATTCCTTCTGCCACGGCTCAAGCAGGAACGCCTTGCCGCCGAGCTCGCCTTTTGCGTGCGTCAGGTTCTCCTCAAAGAACCGCACCGCGATGGCCGCAGCCTTCGCGTCAAGCGAACATGCGGGCGTCGTCTTCGTCTTCTTGCGGGCCTTGGTCAACGGCTGACACTCTCGCTAGGGCAGACGCTGTTAGTCCGAACTCGGCCGCAAACTTCAGCATCTGATTTCTCGCGTCACGCTTCCGGTTCCATGCCGGGTGATTACTCACCCTACCCTTATCGTCCATCAGCGTTGTGCCGTTGGTCTTCAGCTCCTGGTCGGCCTGCACCATATCGGCGAACGAGTCGCAGTAGGCGGCGAGCGTCTGCTGGTGTCGCGGGCTCATGACCTTGGACGCCTCGAGCATCGGCACGATCCGCTCCCACTCGGCGCGGGCAATGTCGGCCAGCCATGCCGGGGCAGGCGGAACGCCAGGCGGGGCGTCGATGCCGGTCTTGTGCGGGCCCCTAACGCGAGAGCCACGCAGGCTAAGGATCGACTTAGGCGTCGGCTTGCGGCCCTTACCCATCGAAACTCCCAATTTCGGCCATGCGTACGCTGAGGAATAACCGTGTGGTTTGTGTCAAAGCAGGCCCCGATGATCCAAACCGCCCCTCCCGCTGTTGCATTTTGCGGCGTTTTCCTTCGCCGTCTTCCTGCTATGGCAGCCGACGCACCTAGCCTCGCCATTCGCCACGTCATACCGTGCCCCGCCTTGGCTGATGGGCACGACGTGATCCGCGTGCATCTCTCGCCCGTGTGCCACCCGCCTACAGTCCACGCATTGCCAGTTGCACTTGTTAAGCACAGCCTGACGCCACAACCTGTGGGCCTTGTCGCAGTAGCCTCGAGCAGCTGCGTTGGGCCTTGCGCTTTCGTCTCGCTTTGAGCGGGATGAACGCAGACGCACGGGCCTGTGTGGCGGTATCCGATGCGGCATTACGGCGTCTCCAGCGTCTCCTCCACCCGCCGCGTCCGCTCCCTCGCCCCTGCGACCACGGCGTGTACCTCGGCGAAAACTCGCGGTGCCAGCGACGCACAGCGGAGAATGCAGTAGATGCCAATGGTGGAGCAGAGAAGGAATTCAATCGTATGTCGCACGTCAGATTCCATCTCGCGGAATGAATGTCGTGCCGTTTGGGTACCGGCAATTCGTAGTCACGATTACTTCGTCAATGTATCCAGAGAAGCAATAGTTTCCGTTTTCGTTTATCGCGCCAACGGTTAGCGGACCACTCGCTGTGCTGCGTGTGCCGCTTGCGCTAGAGAAGTTCGCGCTCGCACGCTGCACGCCGTCACGATATAGGCGGAGAACGCCAGAGTCTCGGACGGCCGCGACATGCACCCATTGATTGGTCGGCAATGCGGCAGAATCGCTGACGCTCAAAAACGTACCACTTGCAGTGTTGAAAATTGAAAACGACGCAACGTTCCCTTCTGCGCCAGACAATTTCAAAAACTGCCAATTCCGTCGATTGCTTTGATTGTCTCGGCAGACAATGCCCTGATACAGTCCATCCGCCAAGCTGTACACCCAGCACTCCACGGTGAAATCGGACGCGGTAATGTCCCACTGGCTACCGCTGCCGTAGTTCAACCTGTTCGTCGTGACGTTGTTATTTGTTGTCGCTGACCTAACTAGCAGGGACTGCGCGCCAGACTTTACCTGTGCGGTTGACAGAGACACTCCTCCCACGCCATCGTCGGCAATCAGCCCCTGAGCAAAATCCGTATAACCGGAGTCGAACGTGACGGCTAGTAATGCGTTGGGCAGCGTAATCGGCCAAGTGCCTGCTCGCCGCATGGATTCCGCTTCCATGAGTGACCATACGCCGCTCGCCGCAGAGTTGATCGCGGACGCCGCAGGCGTTGCGTTCACGCCGATGAATCCGCCTCGACCTCTCATGCCGCACCCCCGGCGGAAGCCGCCGCTCGAGCCGCACCGTAGGCCAGCATCACCGCCTCATACTCTGCCAGCGTCAGCGTGTGCCGCTCGCCGTTCATGTCTGTCACGACGCAGGGCTGGGTCACGCCCAACTGATTTGCCCTTGCCGCGAGGACGTAAAGCCCCGTCAGCAGTGCCACATCATCGGCCTGCCAACCGAGCCGCCAGCCGTAGGAGGTTTCGTAGCCAGCCGCAAACACGTCCGGCGTCGGTGGTGGCGGCGGCGGCGGGATGTCGCCGTCGACAACAACCGACCGCGTCCAGCCGGTGGCCGCGAGAACGTCGGCGTCCTGGGACCACTGGCTCGGATCGGTGCGGGTGCTGCCGTCGGGCAGGCGAACTCGCCAGGGCAGCGAGTCGTGAGCGACCCCCGCAGCATCTCGCCAGCATGGATCACCTACGCTCATGTGATCTCCTCATAGTTGGCGGTGAACACGATGTACGAGCTCGCCGAGGCGAGCCCCGAGATCGACCAGCCCTCCTGGAGATAAGCGATGTTCTCCCTGCCGATCACGATCAGAGTCGCGTCGGCAGGCACCGTGATCGTGTTGGCGATCGCGTAGGATGTCGAGCCGTCCGAGATCGTGACAGTGATGTCGGCCGCGTTGCTGCCGTTGACGTTCGCGGCGACAAGAGAAACAACTCGCAAGCAAGCGTTGCTTGATGATCCGTTTGAGAGGATCGCGGAGGACGATGTCGTGGCGGCCAGCCGGGCGGTCTTACCCACCACTCGCGTCGGGCTGTTGAGGTTTGGTGCGGTCATATATCACTCCATGAGTACATAGGCTGCAGGATTTCGTCGCGGCGGAACATCGACGGGATGGCAGGATCGGTGTCGGCGTAGATGTCCAGGCCGCGACCGCTGTTGTAGAGCGATTGCACTTCCGAGGCTGTCAACGCCCGGTTCCATTTGCCGACTTCGTCGATCTGACCGTCGAGGTTTTCAAAATAGCCAGAGTACGAACGACGGCCGAGGTTAAAAGGCGTCGAGGTAGTTGCGAATGCAGTCGCACCGCGTGAGCCTGTCGCCGTCTGTGAATAGTTGAAGTAAACGGTGACTGTTCCTGAGTTATGCACGACCGCAAGATGATTCCACGCGCCAGTGAAAGTTGCCTTGTTGGTAAAGCCCGGGAACTGAATTGCCAGCTCTGAGCCGTTCGTGCGAAACACAGACGCTGTATATCCGCACGTCGTTCCTGTGCCGCTGATTTGCGCCCTCAGCCCAAATTCTCTCCCAGACGCAGCATCTTTTCCGATCACATGCTGATAGATCGCCGAGCTTCCAGCGTAGGTCGATGAGTTTGCTACCCACAGACTTAGGCTCCAGTTGCCGTCTCCAAACTGTAAGTCGCTGCTGCTTGTCGCAGACAGATATTGCGACGACGAAGAAACGAAATTCCGAGCCGCGCCGATTTTGCCATTCGCATAGATTGGCGATCCGCTGGCCGTCAGCGTGTTCCCTCTGCCGGTCGCGTCGGTGGCCGACACGTTGCCGCTGGTGGCGATCTCGTTCAACGGCCAATACGCGACCAGCCCCGCCCGCAGCGAAGCGTAGCGGCCGACCGCTCTGTAAAAGCCGATCTTTGCTGAGAGCATCAAAAGTTCTGTAACGCGGAGCCGTACCAGTAGGTGCCATCGCTGACGAAGACGAGGATGTCCTTCTTCGTGCTGGTCGCCGTGATCGTCGGCGCGGTGCCGCCGCTCCAGACAACGCTTGAGAACGTCGCCGTGTAGCTGCCGCCCTGCGTGAGGATCAGCGTCAGCGAGGCCCCGGCCGTCGCAGTCGGCATCGTGAACGTGCAGTTGGCAGACAGGCTCACAGTCTGGACGGACCCGGCCGACAGCGTGAGCGTCTTCGTGGCCCCCGAGCTTCCGACTGCGTCTACCTGCTCAAGGACGATTGGTAGTCGGGCGACCGCGACAGTGCCACTGGTGATGTCACCGGCAGAGTGGGTGTGGGCGGTCGGCGTCCGCGAGTCGGTGAGCCTAGAGTCTGACGAGCTGACATAGCTTCCGGACGCCTGTTTGCCGTCAAGGGCCGCCTGGAGGCCGGTCACGCCAGAGATCGCAACGGAGCCGGTCCATGCGGTGGTTTGCGTTCCGCCGCTGTTGAAACTTAGCGATGCAATGCCGAGGATCTGCTGATACGCGATAGACATTCCGCCGCCGCTGCCGGGGCCGTCATACATCGTTATGCCGGCAAACGAGACGTTGGCACTCTGCGTGGTCAGTTTTGCATCGACTGCCGATCCGAAATCACTGATCGCCGAGGCGGTGTGCGTGTGCGACGACGGCGCGAAGGTTGCGGGCTTGTCGGTGATTCCGTTCCATGAGGTCGTGCCAGCAGCCCCGGCTGGACCCTGCGGCCCAGTAGCACCAGCGGCTCCGGCTGCTCCTGCCGGGATCGTGAAGTTGAACACGGCCGCCGAACTAGAGCCGACGTTTGTTACCGAGGCCGACGAACCGGCTGCGCCGGTGGTCACGGTGCCAACGGCAACTGTCGCCGCCTGACCGGCAGCGCCAGAAGGGCCAGCAGCGCCAGCAGCACCCGTCGCACCGGCGGCTCCTGCGGGGATCGTGAAGTTGAGCACGGCCGCCGAACTAGATCCGACGTTCGTCACGCTGGCCGAAGAACCGGCAGCCCCGGTCGTGACCGTGCCGATACTCACCGTCGCCGATTGGCCTGCGGCCCCAGCCGGTCCAGCAGCACCCGTCGCACCGGCGGCTCCTGCGGGGATCGTGAAATTCAAAACGGCCGCAGCACTGGAACCTGCGTTGACCACCGACGCCGACGAGCCGGGAGCGCCCGTGGTGACGGTGCCAACGGCGACCGAAGCCGCCGCACCTGCGGTGCCGGTCGGCCCGACGCCACCGCTCACGGCCACGTCGATCTGCGTCTCGCCGACGCTCGCGGTGATCTGCTGCCCGCCGCTGACGTTTGCTTCGATTGGCATCAGAGCACCTCGGCGAAGCCGGTCAGGGCTGTACGTGTGGCGTTGTCCACCGTCCACGTCATCGACCACCCGTAGGTGCCGCGAGCCAGTGCGGCCGTCTGCGTGTCGCTGAGTGCGATGTTTACTTGGCCGTTTGCGGCACTGACGAATGTGGTCGTGAACGACTGGACAACGGCACCGTCCACGAGGCTCGTCATTGACGCGGAAGCCGTGTAGCCAGTCATGGCTATTGAGAAATCGACCAGGGCGGAAAAGTCATCCCCGCGACGAAACGACAGATTCAGCGTGCCTGGAGTCTGCTCAAACGATGGCATGGCTAATTCCTCGGCTCGTCATTGGGTTGCTCAATGCCAGCCGAGCGAGGCTGCAGGGCGTAGAGCAGGCGGGTCTGCTCGCGGATCGCGGAACTTATTTCCTGCTGCGTCTCGCCCAGCTGCTGCACAAACTTCTGATGCGACTCTACCAATGGCAGCAACACGTCTTGGCGGAGCACCCAGCCAAACGCAATGGCCACGAGAGTCGGGAAGCCCCAACGCTCGATGATCGAGAAAATGGCGTCCTTGGCCTGCTCAGTCATCGTGCGGCTCCTGCTGCCACCGTAACAGTTGGTCGCGGTTGCTTTTAGACGCTGTCCACCACGCCCACAGGGCCTTCACGATCTCTGAGATCAGCGCCGACAGCACCAGCGTCAAGATGATCCCCATGCCGTACTGCTGCCGTTCTTCACGCTCGACGTTGTCGGCCATCTGCTCGAGCAGCCGAGCCCGACCCTGCATTGAGATCGACGCCATGATCTCGGACGGGAACCGCTCGGC